CTAAGTGGTTCTTGATTTATGACCATGTTGATATGTTCTAGAGGAGACAGAAATCTTGTAGCAGATGGCATGACAAAATTCTTACCTAAATTTTCTCTATCCACTAATTCATAGTACTTGTCTGAGCTAGAATCTACAAATAAATTGAGATTTTTAAGCAGATCTTCTTCTTCAGTTTCATCCATATCAACTCCCCATAATAATGCTTCTTTATCTTCTTCCATTTCTGCTTCCTCTGCCCATCCTTCAATTTCCTCATCCAGCCCTATTTCAAAATCATCAGCCATTGTATTAATCATGTCACTAAACCTCATTAGGACATCATTCCTTACTAATTCTTCTTCAGTCTTCATTAATTTGATCTCATTATCTGGCTGATAGCCTCGATTCACTATAACATCCCTAAGCACCTTTTGCATCTTCTTAAAATCCCAATTCAAATAATTGATGAACTTTGAATTATCAAACTTTTCCTTAATTTTAGAAAACTCAAACCGAGATCCTGGAAAAGTAGTCTGAACAACTTTCTCAAAAACAGGCATGTGCATAGATTCCCCTCTCGCCCACTTGTTGAACACTGGATCATCTACATCCAAAGATAAACCAGGATACCAGTCCCTATTTGTTATGGTATCAGAAAGAATTGTGAACATATTACTAGTGACTGGATCTCTTGCTCTTATCCTTACATTATTTAAGTTGATATCTATCTGCCACTGCATGTTAGCAGTGTCTTCAGTACCCACAACTCTCATGGAAGAGTCTTGGTAAATTGGAACTCCTCTTGGATCCCTATGAATTAATATCCTACCATCATGAGACAGCCAACAATTTGTAGATTTGATCTTAGAAATGTGCTCCGGATAAGGCATCTTTAGTGATGACTCTGTCATAAATTGGTTAAGATGCCAGCCAAGAGTAATTGTATCGTACAGAGTGTTGACAACAATCTTAGTGCAGACATTGTCTTCCATGTAAATTCTTGTGCCTATACCACATATGGATCCTTGCCAAATACCATGACCTTTCCTGGCAGAGCCTCTTCCTCTTTGTTGTTGAACAAAAGAGCCTAATAAACCTTTCTTACTAGCTTCTATTTTGTGGATTAGATCAAAATTGTCAGCACCATATAAAACATCCCTCACTATCTTTAGTTTCTTACCATGGGCAGGAATTTGCGAAAACGGTT